AGGCTGCACTAGACAACATCAACGACATTGAAGGCTTACGATCGCTATACAACGAAGCGAAACAAGGTAAAGCCCCTACTGCTATTCTGGAAGCAATCAAGGGTAAGGCCGATGGAATCACTGGAGCTGCTTCAAGCAATTAGCGTACTCTCTGCACACATCAGAGAGTTAGGTGAACTTGTCGTTTCCCTTACAGATGACCCTGTTCTTCGGGGCAAGACCCTTGTCAGGCTAAATGAGCAAACTATTAGGCTCAACACGCTGATAAGTTACATGGATTAGGTGTTTTCTTTGTAGTTGTGGTTAGATGTCTTCATGACTCGGACACAATACGACGTAGAAAATGAGATTGTTTACTGCCCACGCTGCGGCATAACCACAGACAAAGAGCAAGTTTACAAACGTAAAATACGCAACGCAGTCAACCCAACTTGGTGTCGTGACTGTCGTGATGATCGCACAGACATTAGACGTGACTACAAGTGGAATCACCCTGTATTAGGCCGTATCAGTTGTTGGCTGTGGATTTATGAGCTAAACGATGACTGGTTGCCTATTGATGAGCAAGGAAACTTGTTTCGCCCAGGGGAAAGACTTTGTGGCTTAAAGGACTGTGTTAGACAGACACACATCATTGAAACAGATGCTAAGGTTTCAGATAAGATAAAAGTGGAGTCAGCCCTAGCAAAAGAACTGACCCCACATAACCGATAAATCACCTATCGGCATATTCATTCTAGCAGTGAGTAGCCGAAGAAAGGCTACACATTGAATAAAGAGTTTCAGACTAGACAAGCCGAAATTTATGAGCTTGAAGCACTCCAGAAGCAGGCGAGAAAAGCCAAAGACTGGGATTTAGAAAATCAACTATACGGCTACCATGCTGAACTAAAACAATGGCAACAACAGGTCATTATCAATGAATGGAAGTTTGTTGTTCTTGAATGGTTTGCAACTGAAAGTGCAGCCGAAAGACTGAACACTGTCTTGACCTATGGGATTGTTGGCTTTGCACAGGATAAACAGGCTAGGAACAAGTTTGTTACCCAGAAACATGATTTACGAACACCAATCACAAAAGCAAAAGAACTACGCTTCTGGACTTATTGGCGTGATAATGCTCAATGTGCTTACTGTGACAAAAGCCTAGATAAATCTAATAGTCAGATAGATCATGTCATTCCTGTTTCGGCTTGGCCTGCAGAGTTTATGTTCTTGGCTGAAGACATCTCAAATCTTGTAGCTTCCTGTAAATCTTGCAACCTAAAGAAACTTAATTTTCTGCAGTTGCCAGATAAAGCAGTTCAACACGTTGAGATTGATACTTGCCTGCCAAAGCAAAACAGTTTAGATGAGCCATGTCCAAACGCTAGTCAAGAAGATTGCGATACCTGTGGACTTGCTTCTATTCAAGTAATGTGTAACGTTCATGGGCAGGTTCAAATGCAGCTGTGCAAGTTGACAGCCATGAAGAAGTATTTAGGACACAACTAATGGGCTACAACGAAATGGATAAGGTTTGGGATAACTCTCAAGCCAGCAAGACAGACAAGCTAGTTCTATTGGCGATTGCTAGAAGGTATAAGCCTGGAGTGGGTGCATGGCCTAGCCAAGACTACCTATCCAAGATTTGCGGTGTTGATAAGAGATCCATAAGAAACAGCATTACACGCCTTGAAGCGTTAGATGAGTTGAAATGGGTTAGGGGAAGCAATCTCTCGAAGAAGGCTAATTTGTATTGGATTACCTGTATAGAAACGACAAAAACTTCCGCTATCTCAGTTACAGAAACTTCCGCTATATCTGCAAAAACTTCCGTTGAAAACGACAAAAACTTCCGCCTATTAAATAAACAAATAAATAAAGTAAATAACAAAGCGTTTTTTGATTTTTTAGGGAATTTCCCAAACATGACTGTTGATGAAGCCAAGGTCTATCGTGCCTGGACAAAAGCACTCCTAAAGGGCACTAGTGAAGATTTACTTGTTACTGCTTCGCAGGCTAATAGGGAAATGCTTGAACCTGATGCTTGGTTGAACTTTGAGAAGTGGAAGAGCTATAAACCTGTTGTTGATGAGATTGCTGAACTTAGGAAAAGGAGTATCTGATGAATGTTGATGTTGATGTTTTGAATGAGTCACGTGTTTTGGGTGGTTTGATGGAGTTTGGTGATCAGGCTTTGTGGGATTTGCATTGGGATGTGAAGTATTTTGATGATACTGGGATGCGTGAAGTGATGCAGCTTATTTTGGAGCAGGTTGATGTGAATGAGCCGTTTGACCGTTTTACTGTTGCTGTGAAGGCTCAACGTAAGTTTGGTGACGGTGATTTGAAGTTTCGTATTTTGTGTTGTCATGAAGATAAGCCGTTTACGATGGTGGATCTAAAGTTTTGGCATGGGTTGCTTGTTGATGCTTGGAGAGAAAGGGAAGTGCAGTTGCAGGCTAAACGTATGTTGGATAATCCTGATGATATTCCTGATGCTATGCAGGCGATTGCTGAAGCTAACGCTTTGGTGAAGGGTTTTGATGTTTTGAAGACTGTTCAGGAAGATTACGATGAGCATTTGCAGGTTCGTGAAGATGGGGTTGCTTTATTGCCTACAGGTGAACCGTCTATTGACAGGTTGTTGGGTGGTGGTTGGCGAGCAGGGATTTATGGTATTGCTGGTAGGCCGAAGCAGGGTAAGAGTATGGTGATGCTTCATTTTGCACGTAAGTTAGCTGAGCAGGGCAGGAATGTTTTGTTTGTGTCTTATGAGATGGATAAGCATCAGGTTTATGACCGTTTGCAAGCTGCAGTGTTGGGCATTGATTCTAACAAGATTGCGAAGAATGAACTTGATTTTGATGCTGATGGGGATGGTGTTTGGGCTAGGGATAAGGTTCGTTTCAGTAAGGATAAGATGCCAGGCAGTTTGGTGATTACTGCTCCTGTGGATCGTGATGTTACTGATTTGTATAAGTTGATTGAGCGTACAAGGAAGAAGTTGGGTGGGTTGGATGCTGTGTTTGTTGATTATGCTCAGATTATGACTTTGCCGAAGCATAGGGGTACTGAAGCTGAGATGCACTCTGCTTTGTCTAGCCGTTTGCAACAGTTGGCTATGCACGTCAATATGCCTGTGATTACTGGTTTGCAGTTGCGTAAACCTGATACGGCTAATGAGAAGCGTGTGCCAGGTACTTCCGATATTGCTGGTAGCGATAAGTATGCTCGTGATGTTGTGGGTATTCTTTACATTATTCGCTCTCATGTTGAAGGTGATGACCCGATGTTTGGTGTTGGTAGTGAACTGATTTTGAAGTTAGATACTTCACGCTTCACCCCACCTGGTTCGGCTCGTTTTATTGCTGAAGATAAGTTTTCTAGGATTGTTCATAAGGAGTGGAGATAGTTGTTGCAGGATAATCAGGTTGAGTGTTGCCGTTGTGGGTTTAAGTGGGTTGTGAACGCTGAGAAACGTGGCAGGAAGGATTTGAAGTGTATTAGCTGCAGGGTGAAGCCTGCGACTACGATTCAGTACGGAAAACTTAGATGTACCCCACATCAGGGCAGTCTTGATGCTGATTTAAACCCTGTTGACGATAAAGGCAGAATCGTGTTGCCTGGGGTTAGGGTTTGTGGTCATAGGGATTGTGTGAACCCTACACATATTGTCAGCGATTAGCACTACAATAAATCTGCAACACAATAAAACAGAAAACATAACACTTACGCATTAGAGAAAGAAGATTCAAATGGCAGTTGTAAAAGTTTCAGGTAAAGTTTCAAAAGTATTCGGGGCATCAAATCAAGGCTTGTCATTAGTGGAGAGCTACAAGTCTGCTACAGGTGAAGACTACACTCGCACCTATACAGTTTGGTTTGCTGTAGCTCATGGCGTTGCTGAAGGTGCTGAAGTTACTGTGTATGGTCAGCTTTCAACCAAGATTGAAGATTACGAAGATCGTAACGGTCAGCCTGCACGTAAAGTCAAGTTGGACATCAACAATGCTCAGATTGATGCTCCACCTGCTCCACCAGTAACTAACGCACCGTTCTAAGTCATGCGTCAATGGATTGTAGGTTTTCTCTTTGGCCTACTTTTCATAACTAACGCAGTTTCCACAAGTCAACCCCTATCAGCCGTAAATGGTGTGGTAGGGGTTTTCTGCTGGCTGGTGATTATTCTTAATTATTATGGCAAGAAATAGTTTCAGCTTCACCGTCTTCGGTTATGAGCCCCGCCCACAAGGATCTAAGAAGTATGTTGGGTCTAGGCGTACAGCTGCAGGAAACAACATTCCCTTGATTATTGAAGCTTCACCTGGATTACCTGTTTGGCGTAAGGCTGTATCTGATGCTGTTGTTCAGGGGATGCAGGATTCAGGTGATCTAAGCAAGTTTGAGGGTGCTTTAAAGGTTGAAGCAGTCTTTTATGTGACTCGCAAGCCTACGGTCAAGAGAGCGTTTCCTACTGTCCCACCCGATGTAGATAAACTCGCAAGAAGTTTGCTTGACAGCTGTAAACCTGTTTGGGGTGATGACAGCCAAGTTGTACGCCTTGAAGTGTCTAAGAAGTATGCGACAGGTCAGCCAGGGGTGGCTGTGACTATCACTAATTACAGCGAATCTGTATAGTTTTAGCCTGTTTCTATGCAGGTAACAGATTTATAACAACTGCGACACGCCCAAGAAATAAAGTTGCATTATTTGACCTAAAACTGTCATACTTGCTATATCAATCAAAAGGTTGAGTTCGGACAAACAAAGGAACAGAAAATGAACAAAGAACTAACAGCATCACAGAAGCTACAAAACTCACTAGGCACAGTAACTGCAAAAATTTATGAGCAAGGTCTTACTGGAAGTCAGATTGCAATAGTCGAATTTATTGCAAACGTTACATCAAATGAAACAGGCGAAATCAAGAAGTCTTTAGACATTCTTTCAAAGATGATCTTGTCACTAAATGTTGATGAGCTGAAAAGCATTATTCGCCAGGTAGAAGAAAAGGTAGGTGCATGATGCAGACGGAACTATTTTTGAAAACTGTTGATGCTTACAAGGCTTGGATTGCTACAGGCATGAATCACAGAGAGTTTAGTGACTTGTATGAAGCGTGGGATGAAGCAGTTTGTGCTTACGCTAAGAGCATGGGGATTGCACGTAGATACGCTGCAGATCATGTTTTTGAAGCTGTGAAAGTTGAAGGTGTGTAATGAAAGTTTTGTTAGGTTTCATTATTCTTGCTGTGGTCACTGTGTCTGGGTTGTATGTTGCAGCGTTTATCTTCAATTTTGTTGAACCATTCTTGACTCACCCAATCACTGTGACAGTGTTCTTGACTTTTCTTTTCGCTGTGTTTGTAAACATTTATAGAAGGGGTTTCTGATGAGTGAGTCTATTCGTTACGAGAGTGCTGAGCGTGTTCGTGACTTTTATCGTGAGCAGGGCAGGAAGCAGGAG